GCCAATTAATAAATCTGAATTAATTGATTAAAAAATCAAACAATCCTGTACCCTCGATCCTACTCGGCGTGGCCTCGGGATTGAAGTGATTTTACAACGGCAACCGCTTCTGCGTGGCCACGAAGGCCGCGTACGCCCTCATAGATTTGCTGTAAGGGCGTACTACGCAGGCATTCAAAATCATCGTCATCGGACAAATCATCTTCCGATGACGACCCAGACCCAGCGGCAAATTTAAGCCGGGTCTGGAGTTGCCCAAGAATGCGTGCAACAAGCTCATCGTCCGAGGTAGGTGGCACACCTCTGGTCATACGAAGAGCACAGAGAGACGAATAGGGAACTGCCCTATTCAACAAGGTCATGACTCCGTTGGAATCTGCACGCAGGGAGTCTAGATTGAAGGAGGTGTCAGCCAAGGCACCATAAGAATTGATGACACCTGCAGAAAAGCCATTGCCACGGCACCATACTAGTGCAAGTATGTATTCCCCAACATCCGCGGCAACTATAGTGGGATGTCCACAGTGACTTCTGCATTCTGAAACACAAGCCCTATTAGGTGTAAACTGTATGGGATTGGCATCTGAAGTTGCTGCGGCGTACGCGTTGACAAGAGGAGTATAGTAAAGTATACTGTTGTCAGCATTATCTGACCAGGGGGAACCCCTCAACGCGTTAGGTAGCGCGGTGGTAACCCTAACTAAGTAGGCCACCAACATCAGTTGGGGTGTGATGGAAAAATGTGACGCCGCAACAACATCACCATACTTAGACTTGGTGCCTGGCAAGGTGAAAATTGCCTGGAAAGTGCCTATTGCAGGCAAGGTATCTAACGTGTACCACCCGTTGAGAGCAGGTTTCACTTCACTCGTCACCTCTGGGATGTCTGCACCATAAGCCACTGGCTCAGTTAACTTAAAATAAGTCTGGGCCTGGTATGTGGTTTGACCAATTGTTACCTCAAAGGGAGCCTGATTTGAAGGGGCCCCAGGGTAATTGTACTTGACCCAGACAGGCATGGCTTCACGATAAACCCCAGTGGAAACTGTTGACATGAGATAGAAGGGCTGCCCGACGGCTGGTTCGCCGTGTGGAAAGTAGGGAAACATCTCGTAGGCAGCAAGTGCCGGTTGAGACGCACCCGGGCCAGTATTAGGCGCATTTAGCTGTGTGGATGAGAGTATGGTCTGCTTAACCTCGCGGACATAACCACGAGAAGTGGACATTGCTGGCTTGCCGTTCTGGGCGTCGGCAAGTGAGGCATAGACCAGATATTGGGAGCCGGCATTGGCGGCTCTACCAAGTATTTTCTTCACAAACCACCAGCCGCCTTTTATGAGCCACCCAAAGGGTGCGGGGGCCACGGAGGATGCCAGGCCAGCTCCCTCATCCACAATTTGCCAAATGGTTTCCCCAACTGAAGATGCATTTGAGGCACTGGCGCGCTCAAAGCGCTCACCCATATGGCGAGCCATCGGGCTATTCTCAGGGATGGTCATGGTGATCTGCCCCTCAGTGTCTACTCCCAATTCAACATTGGTCTGGTCTGTGACTCTCTCTAACATGCCAAGGGCTGGCTTGGCATTATAATTGGAGAACTCCCAAGTCCCATGAAGCTCAACTATAAACAAATCCCCAGTCCAATCAGAATCCTTATATGTTGAAGTTGTCTTACCGAGTCCATGCACCTCTAGCATTGGGCCACAAGATTGGCCACCCTCCTCATTGGTGTCAGTAACCCACCAAGTTTGCCTGGGACCTGTGAGGTCACCACGGCGGAGCTTCCACACCTTGGACACACCAGTTGGCACGTCAAGATGCTTACGCGCGCCGAGACCACCCCACGAGGTGGCCCCAGGGGACTGGGTGAGATTGAGGGAGGCTCTTGTGACAGAACCAGTAACTGCGGAAGACCCAACTAGGGGGGTGAAGCGAACCTCCAGATCGGAAATTCGCCACAAGCCCCATTGGGCAGCCGCAGCTTGCAATGGCCCAAAATTCGAGCCATCGTTAGGTTCCTTCACTAAACTAGGGTGCAGGAAGGTGGCTATCTGTAGCTCAGGTCCCTGTTCCTTATTAGGGCCAACCTTGCCAATAGTAGCAGAGACAGTAACCCTAAACCTAGAAGCAGGACCTTCAAGCCCCTGTTTGTGTAGTTCCCTCTTGATCTTGTGAGTGACACGCCTATTGTTAGGCTTAGCCTGGCGAGGCCGCCACTTGCGCGCGGGGACATTCTTCTGAGGATGCTGCTTCCCATTAGACTTGGTGATCTTATCTAGTTTTACGACCTCCTTTGCTAACTGCTTAGCGGCAGAGGCGACAGCTTTCTGCTGGGGCTTTTCAGCCATAATCAAACTTTGGTCCGCCCCTCCAAAGCTTGTCCAGCATACTCTCAGTGACGTAGAAGGGCGGTTCTTCCCCTCTACTACTGTAGTGGCGAGCCATCACCTCCAAAGCCACTAAGATGTAATTCCTGAACTTATTGTCATTAGGGAGGTTGTGATTGAGGATGCGATAACACAAGAGTTTTCCATAGAGGGCATCCATGTTCTCCAACTTTTTGGTAGGTCTAAGAAGGCTTGCCAGCAGCTTTGCTTCTTCAGCCGGTACAGGCAAGTACTGACCATCCTGGTGTGTGATGACAAAACCACAAAAGGAAAGCCCAACTGGGGAGTGAGAAACCTTGACTTTCTCAGGTTTCACCCACATGCCAAAAATGTCCTTGTACATGGCAACAACTCTGGTGACATAATCATTGGGCACACTTGGGCTTGTCGTTAGCCTGTCATCACCATATATTAAGGAATCATAGCTCTCCCAGTCCTTCCTAAGTTCATCCATGCTCTTCTCTGGATGTAAATAGGCATACTCAAATGCCTGCAGGAAGACATTGACCAGGTTATTGTCCATTGTCGTGGACACCTGGCCTGAGGGATTCCCCTTATGCTGTATGGTGATCTCACCTGATGGCATACAAACATACCGGCGCAGGATGTTATCAACGTACCAGTGGTACATATTCCTGAGTTCAGGTGTCTGGTACTCCTTAGCTAGCATTGAGAACCTAAAATTCTTTATATGTTTAAAGATCTGGGAAGGAATTGTGCCATCATACCTAGTCCAGTCAAACTCAATCCAATAAGGATTGCCCTTGGCAACGAGGCGCTGAATCCTGTCATTGAAACCCCCAAAGAAAGGTGACCAACCACACTGCGGCATACGAGTCTTAGTACGCCGCTTCATGCGCTCGTTTTGATCTTCTTCAAAACAGCACCCAATTCGCGCAAAAATGGGGTCAGAGCAGATAATCTGCCGTATGTCAGCGTCTCTAACCTTGGTGGACTTAAGTATTTCTTTCTTCAAAAATAGGTACCAGAGCACATTGGGCCTAGCGCCCCCCCTGATTCGGTTCCACTCGGAGACGTAATCGGCATAGCCACGCTTTGCCAAATATTCAGCCTCCGTTTTCCACCAATAAGTTTTTGGGAAACCTGGTGTAGACTCCGAATTCTTAGATGTTGCGGTTATATCTTTAACAACGGAGTCAGCAAGAAAGTCAAACTCTCTATGTAGAACCAAGTTGGCAAAAGCCCACTCACGCGGGTAATTCTTCTCAATGTTTGGGTCAGGGTCAGCAAAATCAAATTTTTCAAATGACTTCACATAAGCCTCTGGGCCCCAAACTGCCGGCTCAAAACCTAAATCAGGTGACTCAGGCTCTGGCAGCAAAGCCAACAGGTTATCTACGGGGGCATCAAAATCACTAATTGGCCGATCTAACGGCACTACTCCCAATAGAGGGTACTCTGGTGGCACAAGAAATTTTTCCTTAGATGGTTCAACAAGCTGCTCCCAGTAGTCTAATTTGCACTCTTCGGGGCCCGGGTCTTCAGGGCCCCTTTGGAGTTTTTTGGCTGCTGGACACGCTTCCTACGCTGAGTGAAAGGCATTAGTCCATGCTCCCATAAGGTGTGATTAATCCCCCACCACAAGCCATCAAGCTCCTGCAGGATCTTCTGAGCATCAACATCATCTTTCCACTTACCATCAGTGGAGACACTGGTGGAAATGATATCAGAAATGGCTTTCTCATAGATTTTGAGCTCCTTGGCCACAGCCTGTATGTCCTGTTTAGAGATGGGATAATTGTCTAAGCTGTACTTAAACACTAGATCCTTGGGTAGGGTATTCACAACCACTCCTGATTTTGCTGGTTCAAGTTCTTTCCAAGATTGCTCATAGCCAAACCACTCATTCTCTATATCTGTGGAATCACCAGGGTCCGACCAGTCGGGATAACCAGCCTCCTCTTCTGATTGTTCATCTTCATCATCATAATACTGGTCCCTGATGGCATCAGCCATTATCCTCAGTTGATCCCTGGTGAAGCCCTTCTCTAGCATGGCTTTGTACTCCTCCTCAGTCCAAACGGCCTTACGTTTGCGCTTAGTAGACTTGTTCTTTCCCTTCTTTTTCTGTGAAAAGCCACCCAAGTTGGCCAACTCAGTACGCAAGACCTTCATCTCACGTTGAACAGCCTCACGAACCAAGTCAACAATCAAGTTAGAGTCTACATAAGCCTGGTCCATATTGAGCATACCTTCAAGTTGCTTAACACGGTCCTCTAGTTCTTGTTCCCTCTTTGAGATTTTCCTAACCTCAGGGATATCTTCAGGCACAAAGATGACAGCGCCTCCCGTAAAGCCTGTATTGGTCTGGTGTACTGCAATCACCCGGCCATCAACCGTTGTGATTGGGGCCCCTGACATCCCGTTACGAGTGGCCACAGAGTATGTCATGTGGTCCTCCACACGGACACCCTCTGTAACGGCCACTAACAAAAGATTTGCCTCATCAAAAGCGGTCATAACTATGGGGCCATCAGTAATAGCCTTAGCAAACTTATAAGCTGGCATAGTCTGGAGGTTAGTTGGCAAGGCCATCAATGCAATATCCTTAGTGGGATGCCTATATGTGACACGTGCCATGTCTTCTTGGGCACCCCACCTAATCTTGACTGCATCGTCCGAACCAACGACATGCTTTGATGTGACCAAGTTGTTTTTGACTCTAAAACAGGTGCCAACACCCTCACGGGCTTCAACAATAGCAATACCGTCTGGCACAATCCTAGCGGTAGGGGCCACGCTAGTGCGCAGACCCTTACGCAAGGACTGCACAAAGCGGGTCACCTTGGCAGTCCAATTCGGATGTGTTGGCACAGTGTGGAGGACTTTACCATCTGCTGATCTTATCTCCAAACGCTCGGCTGGAAATACAAAACAGACCCTCCACAAACGGTAGCAGACCATTGTCAATGACACAACCCAGGGTGGTATGTTTAGAATCATGGCCACATGTGAATAGCAGACTATGGCGAAGACCACAGCGTGACCCTTGATCATCATAGCATATTCAGAGTCTGCCATAAAGGTGCCAATCATCACTGAAAGCACCAACACACAGAAGGACACTAGGATGGAGATCTGCTGGGACATGTAAAAGACAACCATGGACAGCCAAAGCCCCATGGTTGCTGAAAAATCTAAAAGAGGTAGAACGGCAACAGCCAGCAACTGAAACTGTGACAAAGTAGCCAAAGCCAAGGTCACAAACATGACGATTGGATTTTCTGCACGGGCCATGTAGTAGACAGCAAGTGCGGTGGCACAAAAGTACCAGTTAAACACTGTCTGGAAGACCAAAGATAAGTAAGTCATGAACTCCTTACTCCTGACATAAACACATGCCCTGTTATAAATTGCCAAAGCCTCAGTGACATAGCTATCATACCAAGCAACCTCTCTACTATCCTTCCATTCCCAATAGAGGCAAGTGTCCTTCTCCTCATCATAAGCATAGCATGTCCCGGTGCGAGCACCGTTAGTTACGCCAGCAAAAAGTAAGCCCAGGAGCAATGAGAAGAGCAGTACCTTAAGTGGTTTAAAAGGTTTGACTATGGGAGATTTTAACTTCAGCCTCTCATACTCATGTCGTAGGATTTCATGTTCCATTCTAAGCTGACTTAATTGACTCTTCAGGTCCTCAACCTCACGTGTCTTCGCCTTATGATCTTGCACAAGTACACCGACAAGGGCTGTAGGCTGGTGGGTTGAAGCATCAGTCTCTACCCACTCGTTCCGGCCTGGTACAAAGTGGTGGACAACATATTGGTTATCGGGTTGAACAGCGGCAACATAAACCGTATCCAAAGTTTTAATGGAAGGGTTCAGCGAGCCAGGGTCAACCATATCGATTGGTCCAAAGCCAAAGACCAATGGCCCGGAGCCTGCATAAATGTCCTCAAGCCGGTTACGTGAGAGCTTGTTGAGGGCCATGCCACGAGCTCTGGCCTTCTTAGAGCCGAACTGCAGCACTTTGTCATAGACATTCATTTTGAATGGAACTACAAAGACAGACCTACCCAAAACTATCTTTGG